CATATCATTTAATGAAAGTGTTTCTAGACAAAGAGGACAAAACCAAGAGCCTTAAGATTTTGGAAGTTGGTTCGCTTAAAATGGTGGGGGATGCTTACAGAAAAATAATCGAAGAAACCAAATGGGAATACACGGGGCTGGATTTGGTTGCCGGTGATAACGTGACATTATTAGTGGAAGATCCATACGATTATCCGCTTATGGATAACTCGTTTGATTTAGTAATATCGGGACAGACACTAGAGCACGTTGAATATATATGGGTGTGGATAAAAGAGCTGTATCGGGTTACCAGAAAAGGAGGGAGAATTTGTCTGATAGCTCCGAGCAGGGGAAAGAGGCATCACCGTCCAGACTACTGGAGGGTGCAGCCAAACGGCATGAGAGCCCTGTTGGAATGGGGTGGTTTTAAAAACATAGAAGTTAATTTATATAAGGAGAGTATCTGGCACGATTGTGTCGGTACTGCTATAAAATAATTATGACAGTAAATATAGCAAAATATAAAAATCCAAAATATTTGCCTGGCGATATTGTAGTTGTAAAGGCAGGTAATTTAGGTCATGAGCTTTGGACTGGCACAATTATATCATCTAAGCAGGATAAATATAATTACACGAGACATCAGATTAATTTTGATGGGAACGCTATATCTTTTGACGAAGAAAGAATATATAAAAAATTATAAGGAATTTTATTTTATGAAAAAAGCATTTGTAACTGGGATAACCGGCCAGGATGGAAGTTATCTAGCCGAGCTATTGCTGAAAAAAGGATACGAAGTACACGGGCTTGTCCGCCGAGCATCCACTTTTAATCGGGAAAGAATTGACCACCTATATAAAGATTTTCAAGAGGAGGATAAATTGCATTTACATTATGGCGATCTCGCCGATTATGTTTCGGTAGTAAACATCCTTAAAAAAGTTAAACCTGACGAGATTTACAATCTTGGGGCACAGAGCCACGTGGCCGTCTCATTTGAGATACCTCTCTATACCGCGCACACGACAGGAATGGGTATACTCAATATACTTGAAGCTGTCAGGATACTAGGTTTGAAGTCCAAGATTTACCACGCGTCCACCTCTGAATTGTTTAGCGGAAAAAAGGGGGAAGCCCCGCAAAGCGAGGGAACTCAATTCAATCCACAGAGTCCCTATGGTGTGGCTAAGCTATACGCACACAAGATTTGCGAGGTCTACCGCAAGGGGTACGGAATGTTTATCTGCAACGGGATATTATTTAATCACGAGAGCCCGAGGCGAGGAAAGAATTTTGTGACCAGAAAAATTACTTTTGCCATAAAGAATATATTATCAGGAAAACAGAACAAACTCTATCTGGGAAACTTGGAGGCGAAGAGGGACTGGGGCTATGCGCCTAAATTCGTTTATGGAATGTGGCTTATGCTTCAGCAGGAAAAACCAGACGATTATGTTTTGGCGACCGGCGAAACTCATACGGTCAGAGAGTTTTGCGAGAGAGCATTCGGATACGCTGATTTGGATTACAGGAAATATGTTATGTTTGACAACCGGCAGTTGAGGCCGAACGAGGTTGATCATTTGCGCGGGGACTACTCAAAGGCTAAGAGGGTTTTGGGATGGGAGCCGAAGGTCAAGTTTGAAAAATTAGTTGATATAATGATGAAAGAAGAATTAATAAATTAATATAAAAAAAGAATATGAAAAAAGAAAAAGTAATATTGAAAAATAGTTTTAAATTATTAAAGAAAGCTATAAAATTAAATATTCTTGTTTATATTAATAACGAAGAGTTATTAAAAGTATTTGATAATTATGTTGTTGTCGGATACCGAAGTTATAAAGAAAAGGGTTGCAATAAATGGAGAGAACTTGATGAAAAAGACGAATATAAAGGAGAATTGGATATTAATATGGCAGCCAGCCCTTGGAAAAATTTTAAAATAGTTAAAGGCAACGAAAAAGTATACATTAATATTGACGAATATGATTTAAAAAAAATAAAATGAAACATAAAAAATATTCACTTTTCGTTGGGCGTTGGCAGCCATTTCATCGAGGACACGAAGCGTTAATTCGTAAAGTCTTGGCCGAGGGGAAAAATGTGTTGATTGCGATTAGGGACACCAATAAATCAAAACAAAATCCTTATAACCTCTCGGATAGATTTAAGATGATTAGGAAAGTTTTTCCCGATACAAAGAGGGTGGAAGTAATATCAATACCTGACATAGACGAAATAGTTTATGGGCGAGAAGTCGGTTATAAAATTAGGGAATTAAAATTGCCGAAAAAGATTGAAAAAATATCGGCTACTAAAATAAGAAATAAAAAATATAGAATTATTAATTAAATGTGAATAAAATTATGGGAAATGCAATTACATTAAAATTAAATTTAACAGAAGAGGCTGTAACAAACATATTGTTTGATAGTGATTCTATAGCTACGCTTATAAGAGATAGTATCAATGAACAGTTAACAAAAGAGAATATGGAAATTTCTAAGGTAAATGATGCTATTCAGATGATAATAAAAGTTAAGACACTCAAGAAAAAATTATGATTACTTGGATATTAGGACAAAGTAATGCTGGCAAATCTACTCTAGCTAATGCTTTACAAGGTATTGAAGATGGTAATATGGGAAGTCCATATCATTTAAGTATTAATTTAGATGGTGACGATTTGCGTAAAATTTGGACAGACTTAGGTTTTAGTAAAAGAGATAGATATGAACAGAATTTAAGAGTTGCTAAATTAGCTAAATTGTTAGATGATCAAGGTGTTAATGTCGTTGTTTCAGTTATTTGTCCTTACAAGGAATTAAGAGCTAAAATTAAAAAAATTACTAATTGTAAATTTATTTATATAGAAGGTGGTGATGAAGGAGATAAGTTTCCTTTTGAGCATCCTGAATTATATTAATATGCTAAGTCAAAGAATCGGGGTACTCCCGTTTAGAAAATTTGAAGGGAAATTGCAAGTAGGCAGTTCCACTATACGTTGCGACTGGCTGGTAAAGCATTGGCCGGAAGCGGAGGAGTTTAGATATGGACAACCTTATGATGTAATTATTTACCAAAAGGCTTATTGGCCAGAGCACGCCAAACTAGTTGAGGGTGTTAAGATACTTGATATTTGCGATGCGGATTGGTTTCATTGGGGGTACAGGACAAAGGAGATGATAGGAGAGGTCGACGCTATCACTTGCTCGTCTTGGTTATTGACAAAGGCTATTAGAAATTTTACTAACAAGCCGGTGGTCTACATTCCAGACAGACTGGACTTGGATATATTTAAACCTATTGAAGTTAAGGACAGGCAGGCCAAGAAAATAGGGTGGTTTGGCTACAGCCATAATTTTTTTGCTCTGCATCCGGCCATTGTCCATCTTATCAAACTAGACCTGGAGCTTCTAGTTCTGTCCGAAAAGGAGTATCATCCTCCGTCTGGGTACGACAAGAAAATCGAGTATAAGACGCTCGGTTTTGATTGGGATACTTTGCGTGAAGACTTTAGCGATATAGATATGGTGCTCAATCCTCGCAGTGATAAAGGTAAGTGGGCATATAAGAGCGACAACAAGACTAGCATATCAAGGGCTCTAGGATTGCCGGTAGCGTTCACTCCCGCAGATATAACAAAGTTTATGGACCCAGAAGCTAGAAGAAATGAATCTAAAATTGGATTAAAAGAGGTTAAAGAAAAAAGAGATGTTAATATTTCTATTATACAATACAAAGAACTTATTAAAAAAATTAACAAGCAAAAAAATGGCTGAATACATTTGGCATTGCCCGAGGAGATGTGGGGCGATAATAACTAAGACATCCAAGTCCCAGCTTAATAGGGACCAAATTTATCAATGCAGGCATTGCAATGAGAAATATAGAGGTGATACCTTAATGATTTTGAATAAAAAAAATATAGAGAGGGAGCTGAGAAAAAGCAACAACGAAAATAAAGCTTGACTTTTTTAAAAAAATAATGTATTATGTTATCAGAAGGATAATTTGTGGATAAATGCTGTTTTTTATCTTAAATAAGTATGTTTAGCTTTCAAGTTATGCGATTTTAATTGCTTTTAATTTTATAAGTTTGTGGGATGCTGGGAAATAATAGAATACTCAGATGGTTCTTTCTTAGGAAAGAGTGAATAATTCATCCACACAAGCCATAAAATTGAGAGCTAAACATATTTTACATTAATATATATAAGGCGACACTCTCGGCTTTACGAAGTTCAAGAGTGCTTAATCTTTCGAGATTAGACTATATAGCGTCTAAAGAGTTTACGGACTCATCTATCGTAAATTATTTAGACGTTTTTTTATGTCTATTTTTGATAAAGTAAAAGACTTCTTTACGAAGAATAAATCTACCCTGAACCCCGCTGGCGCGGAGATGTACAACGTCGGTCAGTATGGTTTAGGCTACCAAAAAAACGAGGAGTTGTTGAAGGAGATGAAAGGATGGGTTTATGCGTGTTTTCCTGCTGGTACTCCAATAACGACAGACAATGGGGTTAGGAATATTGAGGATTTAGAAGTGGATGATATAGTCTATAATCATATTGGCAAATTGGATAAAGTCATTGAATTAAAAAGGCGAAATTATAGTGGAAGTTTATTTGGATTAAGATGTGTGGGGTTGCCTGCCATTCGTGCCACAGAAGAGCATCCGTTTTTTATAGAAAGAAAAGGCAAAAGAGAATGGATGGAAACAAAAGATATTAAGATTGGAGACTCTTTGCTTTCTCCAGTTATTAATGATGTTAAAGACAAAAAAATTCACAATATTAAAATTGTAAATAACAAGCATTCAATAAAACATCCTAATAGAGAATATAATCAGGATATAAAAGTTGATAAGGATTTGATGTTGTTGACTGGTTATTATTTAGCTGAAGGCAATGTTCGGTTTGGCAAGTCTGGCTCTGGCAATACTTTTCCTAAGACTGTCCAATTTTCTTTTTCTGCGGAAGAAAGAGACTATATCGAGGAAGTTGAGGAACTGATGCAAAAGTGTTTTGGAATAGAACATTTTTTGGAAGTTAATTGCCATAATGGAACAACTGTTTGTATTTTGTTTAATTCGAGGGTTGCCTGCGATTTTTTTCTTTTATTTAAAAGAGGTGCATTTAATAAGACAATACCAGACTGGATAATGAAGTTGCCAAACAATAAAATAGAGTTATTATTACGAGGACTTTGGCGGGGTGATGGATTTAAAAATAGGAATGATTTTTATATAGACACTATATCCCCATCGCTTGTTGATAAAATAAGAGTATTATTATTAAGACTGGGGATTGTTCCCTACGTTTCAGTTAAACATAGGGATAGGGAATTTGTTGTGGATAGATTTTGTAATTGTCATGATATATGGAGATTAAGAATGGGTGGTAGATATAGAGAGAAATCATATAAATTATTTGAGGGTATCGATTATAAAAAAACAGGAAAGTCTTGGAATGCGGGAAAAAGTTTTTGCGATATATTAGATGGATATGCAAGATTTCCGATTAGAAGTATAGAAATAGAAAATGTTGAAAACTTTTCGGTGTTTAATTTGGAAGTGGAAAATGAACATTCTTATTTAGCATATGGTGTTGCTACTCATAATTGCGTTAACGCGATAGCCGATGAGCTGGCTAACATGAAGATACTGCTGTATGAAAGGAAAGGCGATAAGATAGAGCAGATTAAAGACGATCCAATACTAACCACTCTTTACAAGGTTAATGACTTCACAACTAAATTTGATTTGTTTTGGCTGATTGGCGCATACCTAGAATTAACTGGGGAGGCGCCTTTATTTTTAGAAAAAGACAGCGAGGGCAATGTGACCGACATTTTCTTTTTGAACCCTAGCAAGTTTTACCCGATTGCCGACAAGAAAAATGTTATAAGGGGATATAAGTATGATATAGGCAAAGGTGTTAAGGTGGACATCCCGACAGACGAAATTATATTTATTAAATATCCCAACCCAGCAAGACCTTTCAGGGGGCTAGGAACATTAGAGGCGGCGGCTAAGACGGTGGACACAGAAAATTACGCGGAGGCTTGGAACCTGCAGTTCTATAAGAACTCTGCCAGGGCCGACGCCATTATAACTGTTGATCAGAAGCAGATGACCAAGGAGCAAAAGGTCGTGCTGAAAGAGAGCGTCAAGCGGGAGTACCAGGGAACTGACAAGGCCCACAAGTTGATGATTATGTTCGGTGGTATGGAATATAAACAGATAGCCACCACTCAAAAGGATATGGATTTCAACGAGCAATTAAAGTCAACTAGGGATAAAATATTTGGGATATTTAGGGTGCCAAAAGCCATAGTGGCTCAGACGGAAGGTGTTAATTACGCCAGTGCGAAGATGGCAGCCTACATATTTGCTAGGTGGACTATGCAACCAAAAATGGAGAGAATCATTCAGCAACTTAACGAGTTTTATGTACCTCTGTTTAAAGACAGCGAGAATAAGTATCTTGAGTTTGAAAATCCTATACCGGAGGATGATGAGCAGAAATTGAAGGAGAATACGCAATCAGTTAATAAGTGGAGAACCATAAATGAAATCAGGGAAACTGAGGGACGACCGCCTATGGAAAATGGAGATGAGATTTATCTGCCACTCAATTTATATCCAATCGGGTCAGAAGTTGAACCGAATAAAGAACCGCAGAAGTCGGTAGTTAAGGTGTGTAAAGTTCTCGATAAGGACAAGGTTAAAAAAGGATTGATACCAGACGAGAGGGCTATGCAAATGAGTCATAGACAGCATAAGAGTTTCTCGGCTGGCCAAATGAAAGAAATTAAAAATATAATTAAGAATCAAATAGTCAAGGAAATTGAGAACGGGAGCAAGCCTAGCAAGCAATGGAACGAGAAAAAAAAGAGGCTGTTTTGGCAACTAAAGAACAGGATATTCTTAGCGTTCGTTAGTAACGTTCGAAATAAGCAAAGAAAAGTATTCAAGGAGCAGGAAAGTGAGGTGCTATCCAAACTGAATAAGTTTAAAGGTATGAAAAAAAGTTTTGAAGTGGCTGAAATACTGTTGAATAAAAATAAGGAAACCTTGCGCACAATCAAAATAGTAATGCCCGCGTTAGAGGAAGTGTTTAAAGAGAGCGGAGACAATACGTTTAAATTTTTAGGGGTTGATATGGAAACGGATGTTACTAGCCCGAAAAATCAAAAGATATTAAAATCAAACACGACAATGTCCGCAGTCGAGGTAACCGCTTTGACCAACTCAAACATACGAGCTCAGGTAGCTGAAGGATTAAAATTAAATGAGGGAATAGCTGACATAGCCACTAGGATAAAAGGTACATTCAGCAAGGCTCAGTCTTACCGGGCGGAAATGATAGCAAGGACTGAGACGGTTAGGGCTAACGCGGCGGCCACTCTCGAATCTTTCAAGGACTCAGGTGTTGTGTCCGCAAAGGAGTGGACAGTGGAACCTGACGCTTGCCAGTTCTGTTTGCCGATGTCTGGAAAGGTAGTCGACCTAGACAAATCGTTTTTCAAGAAGGGCGATACGGCCGTCGGAGACGACGGGGGTTCTATGAAATTGGATTACAGCACTACTGAGTATCCGCCTTTACATCCGAATTCATACCATAAGGATACTGAAGCATACACAGCTGACGGCTTTAAATTAATTAAGGATATAAAAATTGGCGAAGATATTTTGTCCTTAAATCCTAAAACGCTTAATATGGAATGGATCAAGGTCAAGAATTTAATCAGCCACAAGCAGGACAAGTTAATTTCATTCAAGTCTAGAAATTTTGATTTATCGGTAACTCCAGACCATCAGATGTTTTATCAGAAGAGGTGGGACAAACGAATGGGTAGAAAAAAGTTTGAATTTATAGAGGCGAAGAAACTTCCGCCAGAAGCGATAATGTATCGTTCGTCAAAATGGCAAGGCAAAAAAATCAAAAGAGTTAGTATTGGGAAATATAAAATGTCTTCAGATTTATTTTGTAAATTTATGGGTTGGTGGTTGAGTGAAGGAAGTGTAACTAAAAGAGGCGAAAATAGTTATCAGATTTCGATTGCTCAAAAGAGTAATTATGAAAAGATGTGCAATGATTTAATAGATTTTCCGATTAAAATAAATTATCAAAAAGACAAGATAGGGTTTAACGACACTGGCTTTGGAAAATATTTGGTTCAGTTCGGAAAATCTTTTGAGAAGTTTGTACCGGACATTATAAAAGGAATGCAACCGAAGCATATAAGAGTATTCTTGGATGCGTTCAGGCTCGGAGACGGATCAACACGAAAGGTGAAGAGATGGAAAGGTGGGAATTTTAAGGATGAATTGACTTATTTCACATCATCAAAGAGGCTAGCCGACGATATTGGAGAGCTGATTTTGAAAGTCGGCAGAAGACCATCGTATAATCTGCAAAAAAACAAAGGCGTTTTTGTAAAGCATAAGAACGGTATCTATGCCGGCAATCACGATATATGGATTATTAGGGAATGCTATTCACAGAACGCCTTGCTAAACAATATAGATGTTAAGGATGTTGAATATAACGATACTGTATATTGCGTCGAGCTTGAGAAGTACCACACTTTGTATGTTAGAAAAAATGGTAAGTGTGTTTGGAGTGGAAATTGCCGCTGCGATTTGGCACCAATAATAATAGAAGACTAGTTAATTATTTATTACTTTTTTATATAGGCTGGTAGGCCACAAGGACGGGAGTTCTACTAATTATTAACTTAATCACTACCATATGAAAAATGAAAAACATTTGGAAGCACTGACTGCTGTGAAGGATGGCGATATGATGGCCATTGGCTCTACTGAAGACGAAGATCGAGTTGGTGATGTGCTTAAGGTCAGTGATTGGGATTTGAGTAAATTTAAAAAGAATCCTGTCCTGCAAGCTGGCCACGATTATCGACCACAATTTACTATCGGGATAGCAAAGGACTTGAAAGTGGAAGGAAAAAAATTAACATTCAGACCGGTTTTCCATAGTCTAACTCAGCTATCATCCGATATACGTGCTATGTTTGAGAACAAATTTCTCAAGGCGTGGAGCGTTGGATATATCCCCGGCAAGGATGATGGGGATAAGAACGAATTGCTTGAAATTTCAGCAGTCGCAGTTCCGGCTAATCCTCACGCGCTTACTCTTTTAAAGAGTATGGAAAATCTTTGTAAAGACGAGGAGAACAAAATCAGTAACGATATTTCAAAATGGGTACAGGACAAGGGATGTTCCTGCGGAGACGTGGCTCTTGAAAAAGAAGAGGAAAAAGAAGTAGAAGAAAAACCTAAAGAATCTAAAGAAAAAGAAACTTATGATTGTGAATGTATTGAATGCGGAAATAAAATAAAATCAGATAAACACTGTAAGGATCTTAAATGTTCTAAATGCGGGGGTGAAATGAGACGAGCTGAAAGACCTGGACCAGGTAAAGATGGGGATGAAATTGAAAAAAAAGAAAAAGCTAAAAAATCTCCTGAATGTAGAACAGATAAAGAAACGGAAGATGAATGTGTTGCTAGAAAAATTCCGGAAATAATGAAAGATGATCCTAAAATGGAGAAAGATCAAGCTGTCGCTATAGCTCTTAGTATGTGCAAAAAGAAATGCGAGGATAAGAAAAAGGGG